GCATCGCGGCGCTGAAATCGAAGGCCGGCATTCGCCTCGGCGACGTCGACAACAGCATCGAGGCCGGCGTCGACTGCGTCGCCAACCTGCTGTCGATTCGCGAGCGCGAGGGCGGACGGCAAGCGGCCCGGCTCTACGTGTCGCCGCAGTGCCCGAACCTGATTCGCGAGTTCGGCCTCTACCGCCGCAAGCGCGACCCGAAGAACAAGGAACGCGTCCTCGACGACATCGAGGACAAGAACAACCACGCGATGGACGCCCTCCGCTACCCGCTGCTCGCTCGCTTCCGAGCTCGAGCCGCTGGCGGGCGCAACGACCGCGGCGCGGAGCAGAGGCAATGAGCACCGCGATCGCGCCCGAGTTCAACGCGCGCACGTCGCGCTACCAGCGCCTCGCGCGCCTGCTCGCGTACACCGACAGCACGCAGTACGCCGGCCGCCCCGACTGGTGGACCGGCGGCAGCAAGCGCGTGCCGCTCCGCGAGCGCGCGCCCTGCATCATCTACCCGCTGCCGAAGAACGCGGCGCTCGAGGCGGTCCGCTTCACCTTCGGCGAGGGGCGGTTCCCGAAGATCGTCGTGCGAGCCGAGGAGGCCGACACGGCAGTCGGCGGCTTCGGGCTATCGAAGGACGACGCCGAGGCCTTGCAGCGCGGGGTCGCCGACATCATCGAGCAGGCGCAGCTCAAGGTGGGCCTGCGCACGCTGCTGCTTGGCGGCCTCACCGCGTGCACCGCGGTCGCCATTCTGTCGGTGCGCGACGGCCGTCTCTGCGCCGACTACGCCCGCGCACTCGACTGCATCCCGACGTTCAAGCGCCCTGGCGATCCGACGTCGCCCGTCGTCGCGCTGACGTGGACGTACCAGTACGCGTCGGAAAGGCCCGACGAGCGCACAGGCGAACCGACGAGCGTGCAGTGCTACTTCCGGCGGGACATCACGGCGACCGAGGTCGTCGACTACGAGCCCGCCGAGGTCGTGCAGGGCCAGCGGCCGACGTGGCGCGAGTCGCTGCGTGAGGCGCACGGCTTCTCGTTCTGCCCCGTCGTCTGGATTCGCAACCTCCCGAACGAGCATCGCGGGGACATCGACGGCACCTCGTTGCTCGACGGTCTCTTCGAGGAGTTCGACTCGCTGAACCTCGCGCTGTCGCAGCGGCACCGCGGGATCATGTTCTTCGGCGTCCCCCAGCCCTGGGAGACCGGCGTCGACGAAGACGACGGCCCCGCCGCGACCGGCCGAACGGCGAGCACGCCTGGCTGGTCGGCTGCTCCTGCCGGGGCCAACGCGCCACCGGGCGCCGTCGGAGCTGGCGGCGTCTGCGCTGTCCCTTCGGGTGGCGATGCGGCGCGCAAGGTCGGGCCCGACGCGATCTGGTCCTACCAGGGCGAGAACGTGAAGGTCGGGCTCGTCGAGACGACCGGGGCGGCGTTCAAAGTCGCCACCGACCACGTCGACGACATCAGCGCGCGCCTGAAGCAGTCGATGGGCGTCGTGCTCGCCAACGCCGTCGACACGCTCGGCAAGGGCGACATGAGCGCGAAGTTCCTCGCCCTCGTCTACGCCCCGCTGCTCGCCCTGGTCGACGACCTGCGCGAATGCTGGTGGGGCGCGGGCCTGCAGCCGATCGTCCAGATGTTCCTGCGCATCATCGCGGAGCTCGATGGCAAGGGGCTCCTGCTCCGCAACGCCAACGGGATCGCCGCGCTGCTCAAGGGGCGCACGATGGTCACCGAGGCGGGCCCGATGTGGCTCCCGCCACCGATGTCGCCCGTGTGGGGCCCCTACTTCTCGGCGTCCGACGACGAGGTCGGCAAGGCGGTCGACGCGACGGAGAAGGCCATCACGGCCAAGCTCATCCCGCGGCGCGCGGGTGTGACGTACCTGGCGAACCACTTCGGCATCGAGGACGTCGACGAGGCGCTCGAGGAGATCGACGAGGAGGCGCAGGCCGCGGACGCCGCGCACTCCGAGGGCTTCCACGCCGCGATGACCAGGCTCGCGGCGAAGACGGACGACGGCGACGGGGCCGACACCGAAGACGCTGCCGAGGGCAACGACACCGAAGACGAGCCCGCTCCCGCGAGCGAGCGCGCCGAGGCCTGACCCGTGTCCGCCGCACAGCAGCAGCGGACGCGCACCGCCCTGCTGACGACCGAGGCCGCGCTCCTCGAGCGGATGCGGCGCGCGGTCGACACGATCGTGAAGGCGCACTTCTCGACCGACGCACGCAAGGAAGCGGTCTTCGCGGGCATCAACGCCACCGCCGACGCGCTGCAGCAGCACCTCCCGGCCGTCATCGCGGCAGGCCGAGCCGACGCTCGCAACGCGGCGCTCAAGACGCTGCACGCCGACGCCGACGCGCTCCGCAGGGAGCTCCGACGCGCCGGCGAGGCCGACACGCTCCCCGAGCTGCCGATGCCGAGCGACTCGGTGCAGGCAGATCGGGCGCAGGCCAGATCGAGCGCGATGGCGTTCGCTGGCGCGTGGCAGACCGCCGCGCTCGCGCAGGTCGCCGCAGCCGCGGTGGCCGACAGGACGATCGCTCCGAAGGCCATCGCGCGCGCGGCCACCAAGTCCACGGTGCACCACGTCGACCGCATCGCGGCGACCGAGAACTCGACGGCGTTCAACGACGAGCGCGCGGCCGGCGCGGCGACAATGACGGCACCTGGCCAGCCCGGCGTCGCACCTGTCACGCCGCACGCGGACCGGCCCCCGGGCGCTCGCGGCGTCATCGAGCCGCAGCCCACGCCAGCGGCAGCCGCGAAGGTCGCCGAAGCCACCGCAGCGGCGCCGCCCGCACATCCGCCGAAGCGCCCGATCGACGAGCCGCAGAACCCTGCCGGCAAGGTCATCACGATCCGCGTGTGGGATTCCACGCTCGACGCTCGCACGTGTCCCGTGTGCGCCGCGGCTGACGGCGTCTGGACCGAACTCGGGATGCCGTTCCTCCTCCGCGGCCGCGCCGTCGAGCCGGGCAAAGTCCATCCGAACTGCCGTTGCGTGGCGCATCTCGCGACGCGCCGAGCCTAACCGCCACTCCCGCGAGTCGGCATATCCGCCGCGCGTGACCGAGTGCGGCAACACCCGGCCACGGCCGGACCACCCGAAAGGCACTGAGTCATGGCCATCACCAATGGCACCTGCGTCGGCGTGACTACGTCCACCTCCCGCTCTGTGAGCGCGATGCAGACGGCGCGCGTGTTCCTCACGCACGACAGCACGAACAACTACGACACCTCGGCGCACGGCAAGCTGCTCGGCGTCGGCGCGCTCATCTCGGCCAGCCGCCGCAACGGCATGACCGTGACCCTGCGCGGCGTCTCCTCGGTGTCGACCCAGGACGCGTCGAAGGCGAGCGACGGCACGCTCCTGCAGCTCGGCACCGTCGCGATCTCCAGCGCCGACATCACGTACAACGTGCTGCAGTCGGACCGCTCGACCGAGATCACGAACGGCGCCCCGTGCGCTGCGCAGAACGATCCGTTCGCGATCGACGTGATGTTCACCGAGGCGTGATCCAGCGCTGACGCGACGGCCCGCGGCGCTCCGACATGCGCCGCACCCCCAACGCTCTCGCCGGCGACATGGCGAGTAGGGAGTGCACGTGACTGAACTTGCTGGCGCCGTCGCGGCGCCGGGTGGGCAGACCCTCGCCCAGCCCATCCCCGACGTCGTCCAGGCGCAGCCCGTCGCCGCAGTCGTCCCGCCCGCCGTCGACGCTGCCGAGGTGCGCCTCACCAGCGCGCAGCTCAAGGATCGCCTCGACGAGACCCGTCGGAGCGCCGAGACCGCCGCGCTCAAGGGCCTCGGCTTCGAGACTCGCGAGCAGGCCGACGCGTTCGTGAAGAGTGCGAAGGCGCTGCAGGACGCGCAGCTCACCGAGGCGCAGCGCCAGGCGAAGGCGCTCGAGGAGCTGGCGCCGAAGGCCCAGCGAGCCGACGCGCTCGCCGCGCGCCTCAAGACGTACTCCGACCGCGAGTTCGCGGGCCTCCCGGAGACCATTCAGAAAGCGATCGACAAGAGCGCCAACGGAGACCCGGAGAAGCGACTCGAGGTCATCGACCTCTTTCGCGAGTCGGGCCTCCTCGGCGCATCGATCACCACGCCGCAGCCCGCCCCGGCTCCCGCGAACGCGGGCGCGGGACAGGGCGCTCCGCCGAAGCCGACCACCGCGCAGACCCCGTTCGATCAGTGGCAGTCGCTGATGACGGCGGGGAAGACCGTGCAGGCCGACATCTTCTACCAGACCAACGCGCCCGCCATCGAGAAGAGCCGGCCGCAGTCCTGACCGCCCTGTCACGAGGGCATTGACCAGAAAGGCATCTAGCGATGTCCTCGATCTCTCGCGCTACTCTCCCGCAGAACTTCCTCGACAGCGTGTCGAGCGGCATGCGTCTCCCCACGCCCGAGCCGCAGTACTTCTTCGCCAAGATGGCGATGGGCGCCCGGCTCACGCTCGCAGCGCTCGATGCCGGCCTGCCGACCGTGCAGCAGTTCGTCACGATGTCCGGCGGCGGCGCGCAGCTCCCGCCAGACCTGAACGAGATGGCGCGCGCGGCCGACGCCTACCCGGGCGCGATCCTCGCCGTCGACGACTTCGGCAAGGGGATGGGCGACACCATCAAGTTCCGCCGCGACTCGTACGGCGGCGGCGGCTTCGACCAGGCGTCGCGCAAGCTCACGACGAACACGACGATCTCGACCACCGGCCAGGCCATCCAGATGGAGGAAGTGCCGGTCATCCTCGAGCAGTTCCACGGCCCGATGGCCGCGGGCGCGACGGCTCCGGCGCCGTACCAGATCCCCGAGTTCGACGCGAAGTACCGCGCCGCGAAGGAAGCGCTGACCTCGGTCACCACGCGCTACCTGCGTCGCGACTACGTGAAGTGGCTCGACTCGGTCGTGCGCGACCAGTTCCGCAAGTCGAGCTACATCAGCTACGCCGACCCTACGACCGTGACGAGCTCGGCCTCGTTCACCGCGGGCGCCGGGCACCTGCTCTCGCTCGAGGGCATCATGGCGGCCCGCAAGGCCATCAGCGATCGCGAGTGGCAGAAGTTCGGCAACGGCCGCTTCATGTGCCTCGTCCCGACGAAGTTCAACACGGACATGGTCGGCGACGTCGACTACCGCGAGCTGTCGAAGGTGCACGCCGACGGGCGCAACCAGCTCTTTGGCTACATCGGCAGCGTGCAGGACGTCGACTTCTTCGAGTGCACCACGCTCAAGACGTACGCCGCGGGCGACGTCATCCCGGGCGACGGCGGCACGGTCGCGAGCGGCGTGACGGTGCAGGAGTCGCTCCTCTTCGGGCCCGGCGCCGTCGGCGTCGGCACGGCGCTCCCGGCCGAAGCTCGCTGGGCCGACGACACGAACTACGGCACGCTCGCGAAGTGCATCTGGTTCGCCATGCACGCGTTCGAGTGCGTCGACTCGCGCGGCGTCCAGCGGATCCTCTCGCAGTAGTCCCGGCCTGAAAGAAAGGGACGAACCAGATGGCATCCAGTTCCCCGAACCGCCTGCAGGTACTGCGGGCGGCGGCGATCCTCACGAACTCCGAGGTCAAGTCCTCGTCGTTCGACATCAATCAGGCGGACAGCGCGGGCGTCGAGCTCCAGTTCGCCTTCACGCTCGGCAGCCTCACCAACGGGCTGTTCAAGTTCTACGTCAGCGACGACGGCTCGACGTGGATCCCGCACGAGGACGGCGCGGGCGCGCTGCTGCGCACGTTCACCGCCAATGCGGCCCAGACCGTCGCGATCTACGCGCCGGGGTGGAAGTTCCTCTGCGTCGGCGTGACGGGCACCGGCACGGTCACGAGCTCGACCGCAACGATCACGGCGCGCTACCTGCGCCGCGGCTCGCAGCGCTGAACGAGCAGTAGGGAGCACCGATGGGCACGTCTGCCGTATCGACTGCGGAGATCGAGGCGACTCGGTTTCACCTTGGATACGGCAACGTGCTTGTGTCCGCGTATCCGTACACACCTGATGGTTTCTTGGAGATCTTCCGGCAGGTCATTCAGCCGAACCTCCAGGCCGGCGCCGAGACGTCCGCTACGACCGCAATCGCGGCGGGCGCCTCGGTCGCCGTGACCCCGCTCGACATGACGGGGATCGCGCCCTACGCGCGACTCGTCGTCGACGTCGGGCCGGCGCAGGAGATCGTGACCGTCGCCGTCGTGACGCTCACGACCTTCGCCGCGACCTTCACGAACGCGCACTCGGCGGCCGGCTACCCGATCGCCGTCGAGAGCGGCGTGACGCGCCTGCGTGCGCTGCTCGCGTCGCTGACGACCTGCCACGCGCGCATCCAGTCGCCGACGATCGCGAACCGCGCGGGCATCTCCAAGGTCGACGAGATCGAGTTCCAGACCTTCAACGGCAAGAACCTCGCCCTACGCGGCGCGCGCGAGCAGTACCGGCAGCTGCAGGCCGACCTCTCCTCGCTCGTTCGCGTCCCCGTCCGGCAGGAGTCGGGCGGCGGCCGCGGGCAGCTCGAGGTCTACTAACCGTGTCGCTCGTCTCCGACATCCTCGGCGACATCGACGAGATCCGCGGCGACGTGCCCGGCGACATCGGGCTGCGGCCGTTCCGCATCTGGGTGACGTCGCGCGCGTGGTCGGGTACCCGCGTCGGCGTAGGCACGAAGACGGACACGACGACGGAGCTCACCTGCGCAGGCAGGCCTCCGAAGGTGAAGCAGATCAGCGACGCAGACGTCATCGCGTCGGGCGGGCTCTACTCGTCCGGCGACATCGAGGTCGGCCCCATCACCCCGGCATACACGGGCGGCGGCGTGGCGGTCTCGACGTGGCAGCCGAACATCGGCGCGAGCCCGACCGAGGGACCGTGGTTCCGCGTGACGGGCCCCGGCTACCCGACGGCGGGCGCCTGGTTCAAGTCGAAGTCGAGCGGCGGCAACTTCTCGACGCGCGTCACGCTCGTGATGTCGCAGACCGGGGAGTCGCCATGACCGCGCGCATCGAGGCCAACGGCTGCATCATCGAGATGGGGGTCTACGCCCGCATGTTCGAGGCGGCCGCGGGCGAGATCGTGTCTGGCGTGGCCGACGTCGCGGTTGAGCAGATCCAGCACTCGGACCGATTCAAGTCGCGCAGCGGCGAGCTCCAGCGCCGCACCTACTCGCAGCAGAAGGGCGCCGGCTTCGAGGTCGTGGCCGACACGCCCTACTCGAGGTGGGTCGACCAGGGGCGTGGGCCCGTCGTCGCAGGCTCGCGCCGCATCGCGGTCGGGCCCGGCAAGGCGACACGCAAGATCAAGACGGGCATGCGCATGCTCCGCTTCGTCATCAACGGGCAGGTCTTCTTCCGTAAGAGCGTGAAGGCGAGCCGCCCGCGCCTCTTCATGGACGAGGCGTCCTACGCCGGCGCGTTCGCTGTCGGTGACGTCTCCGATCGCGTGCTCGAGAACTTCTTCGGAGCGCACCAGCGATGACCGCGCTCGAGTACGGCACGTTCGGCGTCGGATCCGTCGTCTACCCGCTCGCGACGGGGACGGGGCACAGCTTGCTCGTCGACGCGGACCCCGCGATCGGCGCGCTGCTCGACTACTTCGAGTGGTCGCTCGCGCACTACATGGGCGCGCGCTGGACGGAGGCCGCGACGGCCGCCGGGCTCACGGCCGCGCAAGCGCTCGTTCCCGTGACGCAGAAGCTCTGCTTCGAGCCCACGGACTACCTGACGCAGGAGCAGGTCGCGCTCCCAGCGCTCGCCGTCTACCGCACGCGCTCGGTCGCGAGCGACAAGACGAGCGGCTGGACCAACGCCGCGCGCGAGGTCGTCTGCGCGTGGATGATGCCGCCGCTGACGCCCGGCCAGATGGAGCAGCTCTGGCCATTCACGCGCGCCGTCGAGGACATCCTCACGCACGCCGTGTCGCAGGGGTTCGACCCTGGGTACAAGCTCGGCGTCTGGGTGCTCGGCGATGACGGCATGAGCCAGGTCGACGTCAACGACTCCGCGTTCGCGAAGTGGGAGGCCGTCGCCGGCAAGGACCTCACGATCCCCGCGATCATGATGCGGCTCACCGTGCACGAGCGCCTCGAGCCCGTGGCGGGCGCGTTCGATCCGACCACCGGCGGCGACGTTCACGTCGACCTCGCCGATGCGCATGGAGCGGCGACGATCGCCGACTTCATCCAAGACCGTCTCTCCAGCACTTGAGGCCCAGAACAATGGCTCTCCGCATCCTCGCGCGCGGCAGCGCGTCGGTCCCCGACTACGTGAAGCTCGCCAACTCGATCAAGGCGGGCGTGCCGCTACCGGCGGCGTCGCGGCTCATCGGGCGCGACTTCGTGCTCGACGATTCCGGCAAGACGATGGGCAGCTACCCCGCGAAGCCCGAGCCGACCGACGTGCCCGACGTGCACGAGTACCGGCAGCACGTCATCGAGGGCTCGCTCTGGGCCGCCGACGAGGCGACCGCGAAGGCCTGCGGGGTGAAGTTCGACCCGACCTTCGGCGGCGAGTTCAAGACCCACGAGCTGGCTGCGTCGACGGAGCCCGCGCCCGAGCTCGTCCCCGCCGTCACCGAGCCCGCCGAGCCCACGCCCCCCGCCGCGGCCTGAGTCGCGCGCGCCCCAACGCACTGACCCGCTGCCGAGCGCCGCGGGGTGGAGACACGCATGCCCACGATCCCGATTCTCGGACTCCCGTCGACCGACGTGGTCCCCGGCCAGTACGCGCAGGTGAACTTCGCCCAGGGCGCGGCGGGCGGCTCGAGCGGCCTGCGCAAGGCGCTGATCATCGCCAACTTCACGTCGACCGACGGCATCGCGACCGCCGACACGCTCTACGGGCCAGATACGCCCGTCGTGCTCGCGAGCGACGCGGATGCGGTGGCGCTCTTCGGCAAGCGCTCGGAGGCGCGTATCGCCTACAAGCGGTTCGTTCGAGCCAACGGCGTGACGCCCGTCTACGTGCTCACCGTCGCCGACCCTGCGGGCACGGCCGCGAAGCTCGCGATCACGTTCACCGGCACTGCGACCGCGACCGGCTTCGTGCGCGTCTACTGCGGCGACCGCTTCGTCGACGTCCTCATCTCGACCGGCGACACGCCGACGGTCATCGCGACCGCATGCGCGGCGGCGGTCAACTCGCAGCAGGACTGGCCCGTCGTCGGCTCGTTCCTCGCGGGCGTGCTGACGATGACGGCGGCCCAGACGGGCGTGCGCGGCAACTGGCTCCGCGGCTCCGCGCGCGTCTACGGCGCCGGCGTCGGCGTCACGTCCTCGGCGACCGCACAGGGGTTCTTTACCACCGGCGCCACCGTCGACACGTGGACCACCGCGCTGACGAAGATCATCGCGCTGCGCTTCTACTACATCGTGTCGGCGTGCGACGGAGGGCAGTCGGACACCGGACTGCTCGCGCTGGCGACGCAGATCTCCTCGCAGGGCCAGGCGGCGACCGGCATCCGGCAGCGCGTGTTCGTCGGCAGCGTCGACACGAACGCGAACACGATCACGATCGCGAACGGGGCGACGAAGGGCAACAACGCCCGCATCGAGTACATCAACGGGCCGGCGTTCGACCGCACGCCGCTCGAGCTCGCCGCCGAGGCCGCGGGCGCCTACGCGCTGCTCGAGTCGTCCAGCGTGCCCGAGTGCAACTTCAACGGCCTCGGCAGCGACGCGAACACATCGTTCCTGTGGACCGTCCCCGCGCCGCTGAACGCGTCAGCGATGACGCACCCGAACATGGTCGCATCGCTCGCGAGCGGCGTGACTCCGATCGGCGTCGGAGCCAACGGCGGCTCGTACATCGTCAAGCGCATCACGTCGTACTGCTTGACCAACTCGCAGGCCGACTACCGCATCCGCGACGCGCACAAGGTCACCGTCTGCGACTTCTTCGCCGACGACCTCATCACCCGCGGCTCGGCGGCGATGTCGCGCAAGGTGCTCGGCGATGACCCGAAGAACGGTCAGCCCATCCGCGTGCCGAACCTGATCACGCCGCGCGAGATCACCGCCATCGCCCAGAAGCTCACGCGCGAGTATGGCGACAACGGTCTGCTGCAGGACGTGCAGAACACGATCGACGGCATCTCGACGATCCGTGACGGTACCGCTCCGACGCGCACGATCACGCGCGTGCAGCCGAAGCCTTCGGACATCTCCGACCAGCAGGTCTGGGTGATCGACCAGCTCTCGTTCACCGGCTGACCGAGCCGAGACGCACACCACCTGAGCACGC